CTTCCCCTTCCCCGCACCAGCCTCGGAGGCCGGCATGAAGAGTTTTTCGGTAATTGCGACATCGGCTTCATCGAAGATTACATAATTGTAATCGCCCTCGCCTTTGGATCGGGATGAACCATCGAGGTATTTGATGCCTGGTATGCCGGCTTCTTTTAGGGCGGCGGAGCTTTTAGGCTTACTGCCTAATTTTCCCGCTAGTTCGCCATAAATCACATCACCTTTTGCCTCAATGTCCTTCCAAAATTTTGGATGAGTTGCACCACTATCTCCTTTTCCTCGAAAAGTTGTGTTAAGTCCGAACTTTTTAATTATAGGCTCAATCTTCTCCCTCACTCCCTTGGGTTGCTCGGACAGAGGCTTATCCCATAGCAGATACTCGTTCTCCTTGGGGGCGAGTTCGACTTTGTAGAGGGAGCCAGGTTCAGTAAATTTTTTATTATGTTTAAGAGTTAATTCTCTGCTTTCTTTAGTTAAATCGTCTGCTTGTTTGAGTAACTTTTTAGATTTTACTGAATCTTTATCTTTAAAATACTTCGATTTTATTCTCAAATCTGCAATTTCCTCTCGCATACCCTCAAGTCTTGCCTCTAGTTCTTTTAGGCCCTTCATATCTTTCACATTTTGTCGATAATGCTCCGCCACTTCCTTTTTCCCCGCAAAGTAAAGCCCATGCCCATAGGCTTGCGCACCCTCGCCAGTACCGATGGCCGATGTTCTGAATCTGCCGAAGGGTGCTCCTGGCTCGGCTGAAAAGGTGTGCGGTGTGCCGTGGTAGGCGGGAGTATAAAGTTTCTGAGCCTCGGGTGACATTAAATTAATAACTCTTTGCTCGTTTACAGGTGATGCTTTTCCTGATCGTTCCGCATTAAATACTCGATCTAATCGGAATGTCTTTGTGGCTGGACCAAATGGGTTATGCTTTTTATTAATAGCCGCCATATTATATCCGATTGCATCTAGCACTGGATTCATAGCGACTTGAGACTTGGTAATTCCACCATGCAATGCATTTAGGAAGTTCAACTTCTTATTTGCGATGACAGGATCGGCATCTAGTCCTGTTCTGCCGTCAATGCCGTTGGCCGTATTCTGCCTATAAAGTGAAAATGCGTCCCAAACGGCATTGTCGTTCCCAAATAATTCATCGTACATCCCGATTAATTCGTCAGGTAATTTCTTTGGCTGTCTTTCGCCCTTTAAAAATTGTAAGTTTTTCTGTATCTGATCGACATCGTGAAGGCGGACGAGGATGTTACCCTGTGCGGTAAGCTCAAATCCGTAAGGCATTGTTGTACGAACTGCAAATGGTACGGCCTTGGGTTTTCTGCCCTGTGTGGCGGAATAGTATCCGATGAGCATACCCGCCCTTTCTCCATCTCCCTGTCTTAATGCTCGGGAGATTTCACGCAAGGCGGCTATTTGTCTTGGATGGATTGGTCCTTTAGCGAGTTGATCAATAACTGCCTCGCTGAGTGCTGGTAAGTCCTTGGCGAATGGCCTACCCTTGTCGTTGGTTTCTACATCAATTCCATTCTTCCGCAATACATCTGCGGCATGATCTCCTGCGGCCTGAGATACTTTATCAGCTTCACCCTTTGTCATGCGGATCGGATTGCCGAGTGTATCTTTTTCAATCTCTCCAGTTTGTGGATCGGTCTTATAGATTCCGCCCGTGTTTAATTTATCAACCACATTGGGGTTCTTCTGATCTTCAACTGTGTAAAGAGTTTCAAATTCGTCATCGATTGGTTTCTTACCTTCAGTCTTGCGAGTCTTTCCAGTATTCGGATCGGTAAACTCAGAACCTTCAATCTCTGCCTTCTTTAATCCTCGGACATCTTTGTAATACTTTTCGATTAAATTCTGTAACTCGGGTATCTTTCGGAGTTTGCCCTTAAATAGATCAGTCGAAGTAATAAATTTGCCATCTGCATTGAGTGGCTGATTTAATTTAAGGAGAAAGTCACGAAGGAAAGACACTCCAGTTATTCCGTCAATGGTTGCCTGTATGGCTTTGCCCGCTGGTCCTTGGTTGAGTGCTTTTTCCCGCTTACCGGTTAAAAGGAAATCCGCTCCCTGGTCGGCAAATATTTCTCTACCTATTTTAGTTGGATCGGATTCGTAAGCGGCTACCGCTTCGGGGTCAAGAGATGCATCTTTGCGAAGTCGATCCATGTAGATGTCTCGCAGTCCTTCTACATAATTGCCGTCTTTGTCAGTATACCCAATAAATTCATCAGTATAAATAATATTTCCATCTTTATCGTAGGATGCAAACTCTCCAGCAGTCTTAGTCTCCTTGTCCCCGAATAGTATTCGATTAACCATCGGAGTAAGTCCGTGTACTTCCATGAAGTGGGTAAGCTCATGTGCCAATGTTCCTTTTAAGTATCCCGAACCATTTGGATTATAGGAAACCTCCATCGTTACAGGATTAAACCCACCCTCCCCTTTGGTTGTCTGTTTAAATACCACATCGGGATGCGATAAACTGTATCCAGCAATTTGTGTGCGGATGTGAGCGGGCATGGCATCAAATTCCGCCTGTTCGCTTTTCGTTAAATGCTCACGATAATATTGAATATCTCCAATCTGTTTACTGTAGAGATCTCCTTTAGTCTTATAATTTTCGTACATCCCAGCACCCGCACCTAATGCGGTAAAGGGTGCGGACATGATTGCACCGGCAACCGCACCACTCGGCTGACCCGCAGATGCGACAAAGCCAATTGTTGCGGGTAGACTTGCACCGGCGGCCATCCCTTTGCCGAATCTGCCAAGTGTTTCGAGTGGTGTACCTAATCGCCCAACCACTCCGGCATTATCCAAGAAATTTGCAACCTTCTGAGTGGCATTTGATATGGTCGGGGCTTGCCCGATTTTCTCTCCACCTGGTCCAACTCTAAAAGGTTGTGCCGATGGGTTTACCTCTTTTGCTGATGCCCTACCCCCTTGAGCAATTGCATCTTTTGCTCTACTAACTAATCCCTCGGGACTCGGTTTCATTAGGATATTAAATTTATCCATCGTTGCCCCCGCCAGTCCTTGGTCAGGAGTTGGGAGCATAGAAAGTCTTCGGAAAAATGGCGTATGATCACCTGTCCTTGCGAGGGTAAGTTCTGATCCGACTACTCGGGCATCTCTTGCAATGTTATCATATAAACTTAATGCTTTTGGCCCAATAAATGTTGCTAGTGCCGCCACAGCCGCACCGCCACCTAATGCATCTTGGTCAAACGAAAATCCAGCCGCTGAACCCAAACCCAATGCTGTACCACTTAAATTCTTAAAGTTTTTATACCTTTGGCGGGCTGATTCGATAGTCACTTCTCTCCCAGCTTGCCGTTCAGCGTTTATTATATAGCGGATAGCGCTATTTTCGGTCATAGAAGATAAGAACCTACCAATCTTTGCGATAGTCGGTAATGATGCACCAACAGCCGCACCAACTGGTCCCGCTACTAATGCACCAACACTAGCACCGGCAATCTCAGGATTGAGCTTGGCCGCAGTGTTCGCAACTCTTCGGAGTTTGCTCATCTTGTCGGTTGCTTTTGTTGCCTCCTGGACTAATCCCATGCCCATCTTTCCGGCATCGGTTGACTGGTCAAATGTTTCCATTGCCACCTTGCCGAGAGTTTCGGGTGAGGCTTTACCCATCAAACGAAGGTGAAGCGAATTGCTTCCATACTTCTGTAAAACCTTTTGCTGTTCTGCTAGTTCACTAGCCACCCGATCAGCCTGTTGGACTACTCTACCTCGGACTAGAGCATCTTCAGGCAATTTACTTAGTATATTTTGATACTTTGTAAGTTCGATTGTTTTCTGTTGGACATCTTTTATCGTTTTAAGCATTCTGCCCTTCAACCCAATTCTCATTGGTGCGGTCACTCCTTTAGCTAGAGTGCCGCCAGCCGCATTAAGCGGATCTCCAACAACTTCAAAAGCTAATCCAATACCCTCACTTGGTACTTGGAAGTCCGAACGGAGATCCTGTTCAAGTTGGGAGTCGAATGTCATCGATTCGGGTTCTATTCCCACTGTTCCTTTTAATGCATCGACAGGATTATCCATCACCCATGCGGCAAACTCGGCGGCAGTTTCATACTCGTAATTTACCTTATCAAATCCTATTAAACTATTTACATAGCTAAGGACTTCTCCGTCATCCTCTTCGTCTAAAGTTAAATAATTTGATAATGCGGCTCCGCCCCGAAGTAAAAACTCAGGTGTCTTCCATGCCCTAGCTGTACCCATTCCGACAGATGATTTTATATTGTCAGATGCGTAATCCATTGCGGCGGCTTTTACTCGGCCACGGGCATCTTTATTTTTTTGGTAAAATGGCATCCCTGTCTGCTTGAGTGCTTCGGAGATTGGGTCGAATCCTAAATCGCCTAAACTTTCTTGGTTATCTAGTAACCCAAAAAGTCTTTTTCCCGCTTCCCTAAATTGCTCTATATTTTCTGTTTTATCGTAGGATACTGCTTCATCATCTAACTGAAGGACTTTTGAGTATGGCGAGGTTAGTGGGTCAATTCGTGTACCTAAGTTTCTTACCATCCCCCCAAGGGTAGAAAGTAAACCAGGTGATTTCTCATCTTGAATTGTCTCAGGGTCATCATCCACATCTAGTATCGGACCGGACGGAGTATCAAAGAATCCATTCCGATAGGCGGATATTTTAGCTTCGTCTGATAATTGCGATGCACCATATGGCCGCACCATCGTCTTAGCCGCTTCCCAAAAATGCTGATCGGATGGTTCCTCGCCATCCTTTAATTCTAGTATCCCTCGGACCTGTGGTAGCTCGGGGTGACTAATTTCGTACTTAGCCATTACTGAGCAATCGGTGTGAATATACCGCCACCTGGTAATGTCCTTGCTTGGGGTACACTTGGGACTTGAGGGGGTTGCCCTGATCCCGTGCCTTGGTTATCAGGTTGATCAAATCCGTACATTATGCCGCCGAACTGAGTATATTTTCTCACCTCTTCGGGCGTAATCTCAAAGTTTTTTGCAAGTGATTTTACAGTATAATCAGTTTTTTCCATTAATACCTCTTGGGCGCGTTTTCTAAATACTGCGGTAGTCTCTTTTAGATACTTCTTTAGCTTAGGGTCTAAAGTTCCCGTCTTTTGTTGTTCTATAAACGATTGAAATCTATCTATAAATGCTTGAGAGCCGCCCATCCTTTTCAAATCATCCTCAGTAAGTATGCCTTGAGGCTGTACCATCCTAGCTAATTTTTCTTTCGCTACCGATGAAGATAAAGGGTTTCCTTCTGTCAAAAATGCCTCCAAATCGTCTGCGGCCTCCAAAACTGTCCTTGGTTCATCAAGATTTAATTTACTAAATCGAGTGTCTGCGGCTGATCTTAAATCTTTAGTCGGTATGACTTTTTGCTTAGATACCGCTTGAGCCAATTGGTCTTTATTAAGATTTATACCTAGCTTTGTTGCTTCTGCGCTTACAGCATTTGCGGCATCAGACTCGCTAAAGTAGTAGGGCTGTAATGCTCCCACTCTTGATGAAAATTGATCTCCAAGCTTGCCGGTATTTTCTTTGGCTACTGCTTGCTCAGCCTTCTGCAAATCCATAAATCGATTCTTAGCAAGCACAGGATCAAGATTTTGCTCCCTTGCATACCTACCAAAATCAGATGAGCCAAGTTCTCCGCCCAATACTTTGGGAGCTTCATCCCTTTGAAATTCTAAAAATCGATTCCTTGCACCTTGGTCACCGCCTAAAGCAAATAGACCAGGCTGTGCTTGGTTATAATCTTCTAAGACTGCTGGGTCAGTTGTTTCAGCTAATAGGGCCTCCGCCATTCCCATCTCATTTTCTTCCGCCTCTCGAATCTTATCCTGTTGAGTACTGAATAATTCCTCTTTCATATCCATCTCACGATTCTTTTGGAATGCTTGATCGGAAGATTGTTTTTGTTGGGCGGCTAATTTTTGGGCTTCCATTTGAAGGCGGTTGCCTTCCATTTGCATTTGAGCCTCGGTTGCCTTTTTCCGCTGATATTCTTTTTGCAGAAATGGATTCTTGGCGATTGCTTTGGCATCTTTTTCGGAGACTCCCTGGTTCATCAGATAGCCCGTCATTTCTTCTGCCCGTGCTTTTTTCTCCTGTCCCTCAATGAATCCTTTGGCGACCTGGTTAAGAGCATTACCGAATGCCATATTTGCATTCGCATTCGCCTGTCCCGCCCTTTCATAAGCCGAGGTGTCGATTCTCATTAAGCCCGCTTGAACTGTATCTCCTATTGCCATAATTTTATCCTCTACTTAGGTAGCCACCGCCTAATGTTCCAATTGCTCCAAATAATCCCTGTGCCATTCCACTAGCCGCATTTTCTCGGGCGGCATAGTTCGCCGCATCGTAATTCGCCTTATTTGCGTATGCTTGCATACCAATATTAACACCAGCATCGGGATTAATCCGAGTGGCAGATTCCTGTGGCAATCCAAACAATGCGGACCTTTCCCCAAATCCTTGGGCCGTATAATTCTGTCCGCCTCGAAGCATAGCCAATGGATCGACTGCTGTCTGCCTGTTTAATCCAGCGGCATAAGATCCGAGGCTTTGTGCTTGTTGGCGATTTTGCCCAATAATATCTCTTAAATAATCTTCTCGGCTCATGGCTTCAGCGGCAATGCCCGCATTATCCATTCCCCTACCCCGTGCGACTAATCCTTCACGGGCGGACTGAGTAGCTCGCCTTCTCATTTCGGGCGATAGGTCAGTCATTTGTGCCTCATTGAAAGCCTGTTCCGCAAGCTGATTAGCTTGGTTTGTACGAGCTTGCATGAGCGGATCGGATGCACGATAGGCTTGGTTCATGTCTGCCCCAAATCGACCTAGCATACTGATATCCGATCCAGCCTGTCTTTCCGCCATCCTCGCACCAAAGTCCTGTGACCGCATGGCATTTGATTCTGCCAGGCTGGCCATCGGATCGGCGGCTCGTTTAGCGAGTCCCATCTGTAAATCTTGATACTGTGGGTCGTACTGTTGGCGAACTCCTAGAAGCTGGTCTTGAAGTCCCGAGTCGGCCATTGCTCCAACATAATCTCGGGCAGATTTTCCGACATTAAATTCGGGCAAGGGAGGGGGAGCTTTTCCACCCCCAAAGAGTTTCTGTAAGAAAAATGAAGGAACTCCCGAAGAGTTGACCGGTTTACCCGCTCCACCCGCATCTTTAAGCATTTGTGCCTCTTCTTGATTAATGTACGCTAATTCTTCACCTTCGGGAGCGGCAGTATTAAGAAGCATGGCCGCCTGTTTGAGCGGATCTTCGGGGGCATATGAAACCACTCCATCTTTTGTCATTTTTCCTGATGCACCGGACAGCATTAAAAGTTCACGCTCAATGGGATTAATGTAAGCTAAAGATTCGCCCGATGGGGATTGTTCGGCTAAATATTTTATTACCTGGTCCTGTGAAATGTCGGAATTAAAATGGTCGGGGTCGGTATCCGGAAAGCTAGTAGGGTTTCCACGCCTCAACATCATTACATGGGTATCCCCATAGGTTGGGTGAAGTGGATCTTTTGCCTTTAAAACTTGAGTCGGGGAAATTTGGGCATCTCGAACGCCTTGAAGTCTTTTTTCTGCCTCTTCTGCTATTTCCTCTTTTGAAGGGCCGATTAATTTTTTTATGAATTCCATATTAAGTCTTTATTATGTAATTTAAAATGATGGTGGGCTGGACATTGTTGTGTGGGCTGGCCGAAGAAGTATTAATGCCATTTGTACTAGAACTGAATGGTGCAGTTATTCCGCCAGTTCCACCATCAACAGCGTGTGAAATAGTGGGAGTCGAGTTTGTGTGTTCCATTTCTGAGGAAGTCAGAGTATGCGTTTCTGTACCGCCTGAACCCCCTAAAACATCTCCATCGACTCCGCCAGTTAGCCCGGTTAATCGATTGGCGGAAGAACCCCCCATATCATCTTGTCCGGCAATTACTCGACCACGAAGATCGGGGATATTAAAAGTCGTTGAACCATCCCCCGCTCCGTAAGTTGTACCGACTAAAGCGAATAAAGCTGAATAAGTTGTCCTTGAAATTGCCGCACCATCACAGAGTAAGAACCCTGTCGGAGCGGATGCCCCAGCATATGGCATGAGCGAACCGCTCGGCATAAGTACACTAACTGCACCCGCATCGAGTTTTGCGGCTGTTACCGCTCCGTCCTGAATCTTTGCAGTAATTACTGCATCTGTTGCAAGTTGAGTCGATGTGATTCCGGCATCTTTTACTTTTAATTTACTCGAACCTAAAGTAAGGGTCGAATTATCAGTCGTATCTGCCGCCGAAGTAAAAGTCGCTTGACCAATTATGTCGTTTAATTTCTGAGCGGTTACTTGGTCACCACTCGCAAAACTTTGTCCTGTTGATAATACTGCCATAATTTTTCTCCTATGAAATAGATGTCGTGCTTCTGTCGGTTACTCGGGCATCGATTTTAACTGCCCTTAAAAATGGTCTGCCCGCTGTGGGCTTAAAGTCTGTCTGTATTCCAAATCCTCTTTTCCTTACGCCCAATCGTATGGAGGAATCTTCGCTTGCCGGTAATGTGCTACCGAGTAAAGTTGAGATTGATGTGGCCGATGTTGTGGAGTCGGGATCTTCAGTTATAAAACTAATATCACCATCGGAAAGCCCTTCGTCTGAGCTTTTAATATGTAGCTCGGATCGGGCGAACATTTTTCTATCAGCAGTATCCGCATCATATTGGCGAGTTGTGCATTGAGAAACTACTGCAATGGTCTCGGGGATCGCCTGGCCGGCAGCCATGCTTACCACATCCCCACCTTCCGCTCCATCGACTTTGTGGATGCCTCCTTCTTCAGTAGTCAGATATAAAGCATTCTGCGAACCTTCCTTCCCGACTATTAATTCTCTAATTGCAAACTCGGTTGAGTTAACTGTGTCAATGCTTTCAAAGCCTCCATTAAGGAAGCTGTACACGATTATAGTGTTAAGCTTAGTCGCATCTCCGCTCCCAGGAACAATGTCTAATGGCAAGGCGATCCAATATTTATTATCAAAATAAACTGCACAGCTTAGATGAACATAGTCTTGGTTTATTCGGTCGATAAATGGCTGGATGGTTTCGGAAATCGGCATCCCTGTGCCTCGTAAATTATACTCATCAATGAAAGTAACCGCGTAAAGCCCTTGGTCCGATAAAAACATTATTTGATTAGCCACTTGGACAACAGACTTTCTTGCCGAGCATCCAATTTCAGTAGTTACCACATTAGTGGAAACATCGGCAAGAGATCCGCTTATCCCACTCATCAGATGGATCGATTTTCGATTAAATACTACGAGAGAATCTTTTGTAAATGGAGTAAGCTGGACCAAGTAATCACTTTGTCCGGCGGACGGTCTGAACTGATTCCCGATTACATCCACAGTATCGAAATCCATTATATCAGATGCTACGATTTCATCTCTAATTCCTCGGTCCGTTGGATTGGTTTCCGAGGTGTACCAGTAAGGCATCCAAAGTCTTCGTTCGTGAACCACTCCCCAAGGTGCGGCGGGTTGGTGGATGTAGCCTTTTCCGACTGCAAGAGGTTTATTGACTGTTAAAGTCTTGGAATCTCCGAGGGATACATTTGCGACTTCTAAGTTAAATGTAAATTGATTGGCTGTAGGCGCTCCCGTAACTCTGACTTTTTGGTCAGCGAACAGGTCGAATGGACTAGTCCCCGACTGAATAGTTAAGTCATCCCCAGCAGATAGTCCGTGAGAAGTGATATCCATCGTTACCACTCCATCCTGTGCCACTGCGGCAGTGTCGGTAAGATAAACCGGTGCGGTATAAGTCCCATTTGCCACTTTCGTGAAGTCTAAGAAAAATTCCACCTGTGCACCGGAAACATTAAAAGTTGTAGTTTGGCTGGTTGCCATTTTGACGGTGAACTGATTTGTCGATGCAGTCTCAATCTGATAGCAGTCATTTGGATTATTGGTCCAATTCCCTAGACCAGTTAAAGTAACATAATCATTAGCAGAGCGGCCATGTGCCGTGGCGTTTACCGTTATCGTCTGCCCACTTTGGGAAGCCGATGTGATATCCACTCGCTGAACCTCGGGGCTGGCCTCGAGAGTTGTTTGACGAGTACGAAAGATATACATCTTCCCGAGTCCCTGAGTCATTTGTACCGGTCCATCAACAGACTCTCCTCCCGCTTCATACCGACACTTAAAAAGTGCAGAATCTTTCAGACGCAGAATGATACAAGTTGTATCTGTGGCGGTAAAAATATAATCGTCATTATTCGATGTGGCATCGGAAAAGACTGCCGATCCGAATACTTCGTTTACCCCGTTGTCGTTTAGGGTAAAATTTAAAGTTGTACCGATGGATGTGCCAGTCGATACGACTGAAGTATTTCCCACATTCTCACCATTAATCGTAAAAGTAGTATCCGCTCCGCTGTTGGCGAAAGTTAAAGTCTTAGTCGTAAAATTGACCGATGCTAAAGTGCGAGTTCCATCGACCGATGCATCGAGGTCAGCAATATGAAAATCTTCTCCAGGTATGAAAGAAAGTGAAGGTGTGGTGCTTAATATTAAGGTTACCACATTGCTCTGCCTTTGAGCCGACAAAATTATGTAAGGCAATCGGATCGCATTTGTCCCCGATGTAATCGATCCAAACAGAGTGGATAACCCTTTGCGAGTTTGCCAAGTTCCGTCCTTATTCATCCGACCATTTTTCGACAATGCAACTTCACCGGGCTTTAGCTGGTTAGGCCGCAATCGGGCATTCATCCGCAAAAAGAAAGTATCCCCTTCTGTCACGAATGGATCGTCTAGTTTGCCGTATGAACGATATCTGCTCATTTCTTTTTTAACTCCTGGTAAAGTTTGAGCGACATATATACTAGGGTGACTAGACCTACCACTATCCCGATTGCCGAGTCAAAGGTTGACAGGCCGAAGGTGGCCGCTGTGCCTGACATTCCTAAAACTGATGCTCGATCAATCATTATCTGCGGGGCGATGGCCCGAAATAGAATCCCAAAATACAGGGAAGGATGGTGAGGTTTCCCATAAGGCTGATGTGTCCAGTAGAAATGGTGATCGGCTTTTGACTTGCTGGCCATGAGACAAGGCCGAAGAGGAACTCTGTTCTACCTTCGCCGTTTGCGTTGGTAAAAGTGACCAATTCCTGGGTGGGGAAGAGCGTACACAGGACAATACAAGCACACATGGAACTAACCCCAATAGTCGCCAATAATTTTCTCGTCTTCGAGGCCGTTTCTGCCTGTCCTGAGTTTGCAATTTGCTCTTGGAGACGGAGAAAGTTTTCATTCCCCCTACTCTCCCTTGCCATCTCCATGTCATGCTTTTGCTTGCGGCCTTCAAAGACCATACCAAAAACGCCTTTAAGGATCGCACCCATTGCTGTACTGCCTCCACCGGTAAGGAACATGGCAATAAGTTCTCCCATTTCATTTAGCCTCCATCTTCTCGAATAACTTTTTTATATCTTCCCTTCGATCTTCGCAGACTTTGGTCAGATGATTAATGTCCTTAATCTGTCCGGCATGAGATATTTCTAATTGTCGAACTCGATCCTTCATGTCGTCAATCTCCCATTTGTTACGCTTGATGAAGAATGCGAGGATGGATAGTGCAACCCCAAGGCCAGCGAACATATAGTGTGTAACTTCCATTTCACTTTTCCACTCTGTTGCGAAGTCGATCCAACTCTTTTTCTAAATAGTTTAGTCTCTCAAACTGTTGAAAGTCAGAGGTGATAGGTGCGTCTTGCATCTCGACTAAATGATCAAGATCCGCTTTTGCTTGTTCTGCAAATTTTTCCAGGTGCATCATTCTTGCAGATAAATCACCCAACAGAGTTCCTTCGTGTTGCACTCTCCCCAAGCTATTATCGAGTTCGTTAATCTTGTTCCAAATGACGGAGTAGCCCCAAACACAAGTGCCAACAATGGCGATAACTTTCGCCATAAATGCCAAGTTTGCTTTGACCTGTACATTCTCTCCGACTTCAGTTGCCATTACTCGCCAGGAGGATTAGGGTCAGTCCATTCGTCAGTTGCTAAGATAGTAAGTATTTCGGAGTGAGTATATTGTGTTTTGCCATCCAAGAATGAAGGTGTTGTATCTCCATCAAATTTGACAAAAGTTTTCGTGTTAGCTGGATTGATATTATATCTTAGCGTGTTTTCACCTGTCTCATCCACTTGACTAAAATCAACGGAGTCTACTTCATCCGCATTTATTATTACATATTTTCTGCTCATAATTTATTAAGGTACATCGGTTGAGAAGGTTGGGCCGTTTATAAGTATTGCATTAGCTCTAGAATTTCCACTCATATCATATATGTCTGTTCCACTACCTGCTTCAGTTCCGTCTCCCATGCGATACCAAACAAGTGGAGATAAAGATGTTATATCTCCTGGAGTGCCACTATTATATATAGTAGATATATTCCCACTAGTTAAAGCTGAGTCCCAAGTAGCGAGTTCATCGACCAAGCAATCACTAAATCCGTTCCATCTACCGCCTCCTCCAGCCCATATGCTAAATCTTGTGGCATATCCATTAGATGTGTCGGTGCTTGTTACATTTGCTGCCCCGTTAACATAAGTTTTTACATCAGTCCCATCCCAAGTCCAAGCGATGTGATACCAAACACCTGTGTTAAAAGTTCCTGTGAAATGACTTTGAGTTCCAGATAACCAAAGGTAAAAACCAGTTGTTGACATATGTATGCCTGAGTTTCCTCCCGCAAAGCTTGCGTTGAATGTACCATCATTATTATATTTACCGATACCAAACACTGCATCATTAATCGCAAATGTATTAACTTTAACCCAAGCACTTTGCGATACAGGGGTTGTAGTTGCCCATGTTGCACCGCCTAACCTGTCGATAGGTAATGAACCCATGTAGTCATTTGTACCATCAAAGCTATTAGAATAAGTATTAGAAAAAACAGATAGATAATCAATATCCCCTGTTAAACTATAAACATTAGTTCCTGTTGGTACTAAATCCACGACCCCATGTTGCCCGATACTTGCGTTTGGTGTGTTTGAACCGCTTGTATATCCATTTACAGTTGTGCCACTTGTCAAAAATCTGACTTGACCAGCACCACCTTGAACCACTCGGCAATTAAATCCACTCGTAAGTCCCGATGGAACTGTAATGTCAATTCGACTACTTGAGTTGCAAAATATTACTTTTCCATTCTCGGCATTTGTTAAAGTATAATTAGCTGTTTTAGTAACTATATTATAAAAAGCTGTTGCATAGTCTGTACTTGCAGTAGTAGCTGCTGTGCCTAACCCTAAATTCGTCCTACTTGTTTCGGCATTCGCAACATCGGATAAATTATTGGATGCGAGTAGATCGCCCTGTGGAGCGGCCGCTACCAGGTTCGCGACTGTTACCTTTTTAGTTGTACCTTGTGCTGAACCTGTGGTGTCCGAGATATCCGTGATTGGGATGATATCGCCGACTGCTGGAGTTGCCCCAAGTGCTGTTAATGCTGAAATTTTCTTATTCATAGTTTTTAATCAAAAGCTAAAATGCTCCCGTCTTCCGTGTTTAAAAAAGCCCCGTTTTCTGCCCTCAATGAACCATCTATGGGCGGTCCGACTGCACTATCCGCATCGGTGTCCCCAACTAAGAGTCCTAGACAGTTAAAAGGCATTAGGATTTGTAGGCTAAACAGGCTCCACTTGCTAAAGTGAAGCTCGAGCATTCGCCATAAATTACCTGGCCTTGCGAAAATGTAGTTCCGTCCGAAATCAGAGCGGATACATTTTCTACTTTACCAGTGTATGCCGAAAGAACTGAGTCCTCGGTGAATTGGATCGATGTGAATGTGCCAGTGTGAACCGCTGTATCGTTAGCGTAAAGGCTTCCGCCGGCTCCCATTGCATTTAGAATATTTACTCCTGATAATCCCATAATTTTATACTGTTGTTAAAATGTTAACTCCGAAGCTGTAGCTCGGATATGTGTTGACCGAAATTTTATTCATTCCTTCAAGGCGTTCGACTCGGTCGATTTCGAGTGCCAAGGTTTCTTCCGCCATTTGTTCTTGCTGGATGCTTTTTTCCAACTGGCCGTCTGATTTGTACCAGTCTGCAATGGTTGCTAATAATAAGTACCTCTCCAAGAATCTTGGCAGATCGGGATCTCCCGTCTCACCATAACTCGAGGGAGTTACCTGGTTGCCCATCACAAAGACTGAACTTTGAGACGAATTGGCGGGTAATACTAAATACCCATTGATTAAATTGTAATCCAATTTGAATGCTGTTCGATCCGATAATGGATTTTTATCGAAGACCGAAAACACATCCATCAGATTTGCATCGTTGTCTATTTGAACCGCTTTGTCTGCCACGATTGGCGAGGTGACAGCGGCAACAGATTTCTCTACTACTGTCATTAACTCGGGCCATTGTGCGCGGGTCCATGCTCCCTTTACTCGGTCGTTTAACGAGTTCTTGAATGCTGTTTCTTCAACCGATAATAAAGTATCCACCCCGATAGCCGAAGTGAATCGATTTTTAAGCTCGGTGTAGGTTACAGTTCTCAACTTCCGATTACTGTTTCGGGGTTGGCTTTTGCGAAGTCTCGGCGATATTCTGAATCAGACATACAGCCCTTGTTTTGAATCTCATGTCTCAAAAAGGTAGTCGCATCGATGGCAGAAACTAAGCGGAAATCTTTTCCTCCACCAAGTTTCTCGGCATTCTTTCGGGCGGCGATTGCTCGCTTACTATACCCAGCTTTTTCTCGCTCGGCATCCCGTTCAACTTTTTTTGATAAGTAGTGGGCCATCTCTTCACCCGACATTCCACCGCTTCTTTTTCCGCCTTTTACTATGATATTGAGACTCATATTTTAAAGAAAAAAGGGAGGCCGGCCACTTTCCAACCGGCCTCCCCAAATAACACTAATAAACCAAGTTAAACTATTGAACCCAAAGCGCGTGGATTTCCTACCCTCAAAGTCAACATTGCCTCAGAGAATGCGCGTTTTCCGGCACCGTTGTCGGGGAGATCCTGAATTGTAATACCTTCCAAGAACTTTAATGAAACAGTGTCATCACTTGGAATAATATATCCACGATCTGTGTTTACTGTACCCTCTGCGGTGTCAGTCCCACTAGGTGATCCATCCACACGACCCAAAAATAAATCAGGGATGATATTAATTTGGCCGTAATCGGAAATGTAGGTCAGAATTGAACGAACTAAGACCTTACCACTAACATCCTGGTCAAAACTAAAGTTTCCGTTAGTTGTAGTTGAACGGGTATAGTCTGTGATCTTGTTCATAACCGCGGGACCGGCAAAAAGATTCAGATTTCCTTTGGAACCGGAAGCAGTGTAAACAGCTTGAAGGAGTCCACGGAAAGCGGATTCTGTCAAGGATGCAAGGCTTACACGAGAACCACTTACTGCACGAAATGCTTGTTTAGCACTTGTATCGAAAGTATTTCCGGTCGCTGTCGGATCTGACCAAATCCCGAGCCCACAGAGCTTCGCCGCGGTAGAACTTGATCCAACATTTTGATCATTACCCGATCCGATTGCTGTCTCAATTGAACGCTTTAACTGCAAAAGACTTTTTGCTTTGGAAGCGGCGAAAAGAGACCCACCAGGAGCGACATCAATCATTTCTGACTGCCGACTGGTTGCAAACGCATCGCGGATTGTCTGTACCCTATTCCCAAGCCTAGCTCTTGAGTCAATTAAGTTTTGAAAGTTTGATCCACCGGCAGAAAGTGTTAAATCAACACCATCAATTGTTCCTCCGATTTCGGGGTTTGCGAGTGAATCGACAAGCCACTCATTCAGAGTTGCCTTGGGTGCGGCAGACTGTGAAAGCGTAGAATATAGGGGCGTTTCGGTAGGCTCCACAGTACGGAGGACATTTTCTAGGTTGGTTTGTGCGCCTTTGTCGGCGGTCACATTATATGAAGTGCTTAAAGCCATTTTCGTAATTCCTTATTTTAAGATTTTTAAATTTTTTTAGTCCGCTAAGAATGCGGCGAGATCGTTGACCGAGAGATTTTTACGCTCCAAAATCTTTTGCTTATTTGCAGTCTTTCGAGTGGCCGAGGTTTGTACCGGTGGACTTGAATCGCCCATCGTTGTCGGAGGTGCTTTGGCTACCCTTTTGGCTTTAGGCTTGGCCGTCTTGGCCGCCTGATCCGCTTTAATTGCTTCAACTCCTCGAACGAGGGTTGCGGCAATAAAATCGCCATTAGGTAGGGATTTTAGAATGTCTGCATACTGACTTTTTATCTGACCTAAAACGGCTCTGCGTTCTTCGGCGATATCGGTATCGACTTTGTCTGAAATCCACGGGTGAGTATTGATCGTATCCCGTTGCCACTGCGCCGCTGACTGGAGATATTGTGCCCTTTCGGGGATTTTCTCCGTTAGGTAGTCTTCCGCTTGCGTGAGAATATTTCTGATATCCTCATCGGCATATTCCTTCCCACCGGATTCTACATAATCTTTCCCGATGTGTTGTAATGCCCATTTCTTGGCGGCGATTGCTTCCTTTCGTAAGGTTTCCAATGACTCAAAGTCATTTACTTCTTCGAGTGCTGGCTGACGAGATTCCGATTGCTTCTGTGGATTAGCCTTTAGGGATTCGATTTGAGCTTGTAACGCTTCGGCTGTTTCTTCGGCTGACTTGGCTCGGGCGGTCAGTTTATTGACCTGTTTAAGCAGTTTGCCAACAGCTTTGGGCGGTTCAGCTTCTTCCGATCCTGACTCCTCCTCTTCGGCTATCTCTTCCGTTTCCTCCTCTGATTCCTCAGAGTCTTCGGTAGACTGTAAAAGAACATCTGTATCCTGGTCGGTTTCTGCATCTGCGGTTGTGGTCTCGGGACCAACTTCCACTTCAGATTCCTGTGAGGGTTCAGCCTCTTCGACTTTCTCAACGAACGATGCCGTTAATTCTTCCAAAGTGGTGATCCCTTGCGTTTGTGTTTCTGCTCCCGAATCAGCCGGAGCCTCGCTTAATTCTGTATCTGCCATAATTCTGCGTTTAAAGTTCGCACTCTTGCGTTGTTCTGCGGACCGATATGGTTCGCCACATCCCATTATGACAGGGGGCCAAGAAAATTACTCAGGCAGTTTTAAATATTTCCCACGCTTCCCGATATTTCTCGTGCTTGGCTTTGGAATTGGGGTTGTGCGGGTATACCGCAACTGTTAATGCTCCATCAATTGCGAGGCATGGAATTAAATACCAGGCATCAATGTCAGCGCAGAATATTGCCACCACATCGACTTTTGTGCAGTCCAACGGATATTTGACAACTCGGCCTGTGGTCGTTGAAAATTTATACCTAGCACATCCGTTTTTTCTCTCCGAAACACTCGATTTTTCAGAACCCTTGATTTGAACATTAAATTTCCGACCCGCCGAATTAACGACAATGCAGTCTACCGGTAAATGATCCCCAAGGGGGCAAAAAACTTCTAGGCCGTTTTTTAAAGCTTCAGTAAAAAAAATCTGCTCATAGATGTAGCCGTTACGCTTCGTGTTCTTCGTCATCGTCGAGGTCGATATCGCATTCAAATTCGATCACCTCTTCATCCATCCATTCCTCTATATCCGCCAAAACGATCTTCGCCATATCATGGTCCTCAATGTCGCTCTCTTCGAGCCAGCGATTGAGTAAGGCCCGATGTTCGTTTTTAAATTGCTGATGGGGTGTCAGTGTCTCTTTCGGCATTTTCTAAGCTTTCTACTATTCGTGTTAAACCAGCAATCTCACCGCTAAGTCGGGCGAGTTTCTGAGGGTTATCCACATGGGTATAGTCCTGAAAATCGACCAGGCACATATCCCGCTGTTCTTTAATAAAATCTTTTATTACGAGCCATTCAGTCTGTTCGCCGAGGCCGTTTATTGCATCACCTAGTGTCATTTTTTCCTTCTTATTGGTTTAACTCTTCTGCCCATGCCAACCTTCGATTTCTCCGCCTTCTTCCGTTTCAATTGGCTTTTGCTCATCTCTGATTTTAGCTTGGGCGTTTTACTCGAAACTCTTTTAGTCGGGCGGCAGTATTCATTTGCCTTACCCTGTCCGCATGGTTTGCCGGTCCGTGTATCTTGCCACTTTTCAGCACCCCATCTTTTTAACGAAGACCCAGCCGGAGACTTCTTAACCTGTCCCTTCGACTTCCGACATTTGGCAATCTGCTGAGATGCTCGGGCGGATGGAAATACCTTTACCCGTGCCTTTACCTTTTTGTAGCAAGCGTCCTTTGGCATCTTACCACTTCTTACAGGACCAATACCCCGCCGTTAGCTTTGACTTTTTCTCATCACAACTATGCCTTGCACGAAAAGACTTACGGGCAGATGGGTTAGACTTTCGGATCTTCATCTTGGCATCCCCATAGCGAATTGTCTTCTGCTTACCGCCTTCAGACGCTCGGACTACAAATTTCTTAACCCCATACCCAGCTTCACCCTTTCGGATTCTCCTTGGGCTGTTAACCTTACTTGGCCTTCCGAGTGCTTTTCTTGGCATAGCTTATCTTTTTACCCGATTTCTTGGCGGCGGCTTTAGCTTTAGCCATTCCTTTAGGCGTGTACGAATAATGTTTCTTTCCTACTTTTGGCATAATATTTCCTTTTTATTTAAGCGGCCATCGATGTGCCTGGTACATTGCCGGGGGCAGTACCTAGCTGGCCAATTATTGCGTTTCTTTGTTGAGCTTGCATCATTTCAAGCTGTCCCGCATATGTCTGAAGTCTCTTTGCGAAGTTCTCATCCTCTTGCATCCTTTGCTGTACATCGGTTGCTGGCACTTCGGGAGTTCCCTGAAGGTACTCTTGTAACTTCTGTAAACGAAGTTGAGAATTTACACCCTGTTGAGGTACATTAACCACTTGTCCCGATGCAATCTTAGCAATGTCTGCGGAAGTTTCTTGGATTTCCTTGTCGGTTGCTTCTTCAACTGGGGCGATCAATTGACCGGCAAGATTAGGATCGATTGCTTCTAAAACTTTACGAAGATATACATCATATCGACCAACTCCTTGACGGTCATAAGTTGACATTAATTTACCAACAGTATCGAGCTTCTGAAGAACCTTCTCCTCGTCCTGATTCATCGAGTTCCATGTGATATTAAAATCATACACCTCGGCAGTCTCATCGAGCATGAGCATCGCACCCTGTTCATTATTTGTTACCCGAAACCATATCTGTGGTCCGCCGTAAGTCCGATCCAAGCACCAAACCCGATTTAAAATCTGTTTGAATCCATTGAGCCACTGATTAACCAAGTGCTGGCGAATGCTGTTTGCTTCTACCGCATCCTCGGGCGATGTTGCCCGGCCGGTTATCTTATTGGCGAGTTGTCTAATTTGCATCTCCACTTCCATCGAGGCTTGCGAATACCTCGGGATCTCCATGAAACCAACTTCTCCCCTTCGGCGGACTGCCAAGGTTGCCCCTGGGCCTATCCTCTCGGGACGGCGGCCAGCCAAGTGCTCCACGGGTGGCAAGGTACTCATCGAGGCGCGGTCTCGCCGCGCATCCATCTCGGTCTTAACTGCGATTTGATAACTCTTTAAAAGCTCGGGGTAACCTCTTGAATCGAGTAGTCGGTGATTTAGGTTCTCCCTAGTAATGCAGACAAATGGATATCTGCCCTCATCGTATTCCATCGGACTATGAAAACCATGCCCTTCGGCCTCATCCGCCCAACAGGTAATCGTGCAAATAGGTACATCGTCTTCATCTAATTCCTTACGATATGTTGTAATAACTCGGACCATGCCTTCATAATCCTGTGTGCCATAAAAATTACCGGTATCGTAAGACATTAAATCAGAACTATAACTCTCAGGTGCATAAAAACCCTTACTGTTCTCCAGTACCTCCTCAATCCACTTCTTATCCCATCCCTCATTGACCTTCTGCATGAGTGCTTCGGGAGAATAATAGTGAATGCAGTGAATGCTCCTGGCAGATTCTAAATCGATTACATTTGAATCGATGATTATTTCTCTGCCCAATTCATACGCCTTAATTGCCGGTCTGTTTACTACCGCCTTTTCAGTCGGAACTTTGGAAACGCCTTTATTGCGAAGTTCGTTAATCATCTTCCGAACTCTTCGCTTTTTCAGATTCGGGAATAGCGGAAATAGCATCTCTTCAACTCCCTCTTTCATCTCAGGATCTTGGATGGCCATTGCAAGCTCGGGACTCATCTGTGCAATCTCTTCGAGGCTAATATCCTTAAATACTCTTGTGGTTTCACGCTTCCAGTAAGTGCCGAAGAAAGTAATTCCATTTTGCAGTAAATAGTTCGCTCCGATGGCGGCTTCCCGAGGAAGTTCTGTCATTGAGTTCATCCGCCATTTTAAAAACTCGCTCACCAACTTAGCCGAACCAATGTCGGAACTTTCGACGGGAGCGGCTACGAGGTTGGCTTGGCTGAGTGACTGACTAAGTAAGGCTACATCCCCATCAATCAACGGGTTAACCAGGTTTGGCTCGAGATCACTGGAGCCGTCCCAAGGAAATGCCTCCGGTCCGTTCTTCTTGCCTGACTCATCCTTGCCAGCCCATTCGTTAAATCGACACTCCCTACCCTGTTCCGCTTTATCCATCCAAAAGCTCAAGTCTGCTTTCGCATCTTCAAACTCTTTTTTGATGGCATCTACATCGGGTCCTTTTTCGCTAAATTCCTGTATTTCCATTTTTAATCTCCAATTCTAACATTATTTTTTTTAAATTACTCAGGGCTCTTTTTTCGATCCTTCTCATCGTCTCAAAACCAACCCCGCTAAAGTCTGCTATCTCCTGTAAAGTATGACTCCTCGGATCTCTTCCCGCCTCAAATGCCGCCAAGCCCTCCTCTACCACCATTTCCCTCAACATAAGATCAATCCGCTTCTCCGTCTGATCATGCGATTCGATACAAATCATCGTCTCCCTCGACTTTTTTGACATAAATTTCCGATTTTGGAGGGTGATTGGCTCCTGGTCTCTTAACGCACCTCGCAATCCCTTCCCGATCATCAAAGTGGATAAGCATAAGGCGGGGATTTGGGACGAGTTTAAGCACCCTAGCCTTTTCTATCTGCTTTGCCGGCGGGGCGGGCAGTTCGATTTTACCATCCGATTCCTCAGACCAAATCTTCTGACAGCTAGAACGAGGGATGCCCACCCCTTTACTTACCTTCGGCCAGCTTAATCCAGTCTTCCGTAAAATTACCACTTGGTCCCTCTGCATTTGACTCCACTTTTTAGTTACTCCCATAATTAATACCCTCCTCCACCTGTTGAAATTAATTCGTCCTCGCTGAAATACTCGAAATTACCGATGCAAAAATACCTGGCATTATCTACGAAATCTTTGCTCGGACATTTTAGCCCAGCACTTGGTTGGTAAGCTTGCATACAACTTATTAGATTTTGACACTCATCGCTGAACATCAATTTAGGCTTATTATCCAAATCCATCTCTTTATCCCGATCCCATGCGAGTAAATTATTAATAGCCTGTAATCCCGTCTCGATGTCTAACGCTTCGGCCGGCTGAACAATAATATCTTCGTCCATTAAATCATCGATTATGTTGGAAGATCCTTCCGACTTCTGATAGCTCGCCGCTCCCAAACGAGGGTCGATTATGCGGATGACCTCACTATCCCCACATACCTTCTCCATTCTCCTAATCTCATCGGCATAATCCGCCAGGCCGTACCCGTTCGGTTGGGCAGCCTCGCCGGCACTTAGCTTGTCCTTAGTTAAGTCAATCCATCCTCCCCATGTGTCGAAGTCAGGAAACTCCTTAACCGCCCAGGCGACTCCATGTGGATCGATTGCAAAGAGGACCATTGTCCAAGGTTTTGCTCCCGCCGGATCGATGGATAATACCCAGTTGGCATCCGAGAAATCGGGCAGTTTGTCCGATGTTACGAAGTTTTTATCGGTCAAATTAGGGAAAATAGCCCTAGACTGCCTCACAGGCACTCCATACGCCCGACATAAAATAGTTTCCCGCTTCTCGCCTTCCAATTGATTCTTCATCGCCGCCCAGCCGCCAAAGGGATTCGCCGCTGTATGGAAATAAACCACAGAACTGGCTTTGCGGATGGGCTGTTGAACGAGGGGGACTTCTTCGCCGTCTAATAGGTCCGCTTTCGTTGACTCTATGGTGCGGGCACCGGTGAGCATCGATTTTACGACAGAGTTCCATCCGTCAACGGCGGTGAAGCTGATAATTCCCTTGGAATTGCGGGTAACTGTCCTAAAACGAAGGGTATTTACCCATGACATCGGTACTAATTCGTCCGCCCAATATCCGATATTATGTGTTCCATTGACTGGATCTTGCGGTGAGCCAATCTCTCCTCCCTCAATGGTGCTGATATCTTGGGACCAGTTACGGAAAATACACTGACTTCCGTTCGGCAAAGTGAACTTTTGCGAGGTAAATCCATTTTTAAGCGACCACATTACATATCCTATCTTACCTCTCCCCAACGACTTAAACTCTTTTGGGAGAGCATCGTAAACGAGCTTCTGTTGGAATTGCACAGAATTTGCCGATGTTTCTGTAAGACACCATATAATCGTGCCGGGGTTTTCAACGAGGGATTGAACTACCCGCTTGGCCGCCCAAAAACTCTTTCCAGCCCTATTCCCTCCCATGACCAAGATCTCGGCATGAGTCTTCAGTTCCTTATCCGCTAACTTCCAGGTATCAAGTTCAAAGCCATGCCGGTATGGATCATCCTTCTCGAGCTTGATCGCTTCCTCACGCTTTTCCCAATATGCGAGGATTGATTCGGGGGACATGGACAGCATCTCTGATTTTGTCAGAGGCGGTAAGGCGGGGTGCGGTGTCCAGGTAAGTGGCATAGTTCGATTTTAGCAGACTGGAGGGCGAGTGGTACGCAATTGGGCAAAATTTTTTTATGGGACACAATCGGTCTCGGTGACCGGCGGGCCGCAAAATCCGACCCCCCTCCCCCCCTGTTGGAGTTAACCGATTTAATTACACAACTTGCACGATCCTAGATCATTTACATAAAGCACTAATAATCAATGCCTTAATATTTACACTAATTTCGTGTAATAGTGATTATGTCTAATTGTTCTTGCCAAATCCCTTATTGATAATTCATTATCATTATGCCACACCGATTAAAATCATGCCTACAAAAAGACCGAGAGCATATCAGAAAGCCGAGAACCTTCCGGCTAATTTAGTTGTCGAGGAAGCCTGTCCCGCAGTTTGGACCGGACAGAAGCTTTTCGATAAGAGGCCTAACGATTATGCTAAATGCGTTCAGATGCTGGCAGAGGGTTCCACGATCACAAGTATTACAAAGCAGTGTAAGATATCCGCCCATACAGTTGCAGTCGTCAAGTCTCGAGAACAGGAAACACTGAAAGATACGAAAAAGCATCTTAGAGGATTAATCGGAACAGCGACCCAGCTTGCAGTTGAAAGTCTGATAACTAAACTCCAGGACGATGAAATCCCATCAGGAGTCCTACCAATCGCTACCGGCATTCTAATCGACAAGCATCGCCAGTACGAAGGTGAACCTACTCAGACTATCGAAGTGAAGAAATCTTTAAGCCTGGATGAGATCCGAGCCGAGCTTGCCAATCTGAAGGATGAAAAAATCATCGAGGCCGAAGTCACCGATACATAATAATCAAAGAGAGTGGTATGCTCTCCTAACCTTATTCTTCTTTTTCCTCGAACGGGATCTTATAATCGACAGCCTGTTTATCATACTTCAGATAATATTTGAAATATTCGGATAAATATAAACCGACATATAATTCCATATATAGCGTTTAAAGCCCCGTAGAGGACGCTGAGAGCGTTTTTAGCCTCCAACCTATACAATCTACCACACTAGGGCATAAGACCGCCAATCCCGCCATTCCT